AACCTAGAAGACCTTGTCCGGCAAATGCTGTAGTAGCACCTGGAGTAATAACTCTCCAGCCAGACTCTTCTTCGTAGTCAGCGATGGCGCGGGCGGAGTTTCGAGCAGCCCTCTCGGGGATGTCGATGCGAGAGTCTCGCGCATAAGTAACCTTCCAATCAGCAGAAACGCTGATGGAGAAGGTGGGCACGAATACTTCCTCGCCTACGCCTTCAATGAAGTTCTGAGCGATATATCCGAGACCGGGCAGTACGAATACTGGGATCTCGAAGTCGTCCGCGACTGGGTAAACAGCCTGCGCACCAGGAGCGAGTCGCTCAACAGCAAATAGCTGTCGCATAATAGATGCATCTCGGATCTCCTGAAGGATAGGCACTGTTAGTGCCTGAGCAAACGCCTTATATGCTTCGACACCCTCGGGAGTGTCAAGCGCGGCTGTTGCTTTAAATAGTTCAGCGAGCTTTTGTCTATCCATTAGATAGTCCTCCTTTAGGTTTTTATATCAGAAGCTTAATTCTTAGATTGTTACCTGCTGCAACAGCATCTGCATCAAGTGAATTCTGGCAAATAGCTACATTTGTATCATTTACCTTAGAACCGGTCTGAGTTAGTACACCAAGAGCGCCTGCATAAAGCAGGTCTCCAGCAGTATACGTTTCGCCGGTATCGTAGTGAGTGGTGTCATAAATACCCAAATGGGCAACACCTACGGGATCTCCCGTGAATGCGTCCGAACTACCCAAATCGCCAGGAAGTCTGAACCCTGTCGGATGAGCAGAAGATTCTGCTTTCACGTTCTGCATGAGGAACCCGTAGGGGATGGTGGGATCAGTACCACTCGTGACAGCCACTAGCTCATCACCGGTCAGCGAAACAACAGCGCCGGCAGTGGCAGTAGCTGTCCAAGTCGAATCATGAGTTAAAAACTGATTCTGGACTACTGGATCACGTGGAATGAATACCATGTGTATGTTCCTCCTTATTCAGAGTTTTTGTCGCTATGCTTCTCAGCATAGACATTTTCCCATGCTTGGGTACATTCGTCTTTTATAGATTGGTTTGGTCTTAGCTCCTGATCAAGAGCCTTGGCGATAGCTTCGCCTGGAGAAAGTGATGCCACTTCCTTCTGAGGGGGAGTCTCCTCTGACGCAGTTTCCTCCGTCTCGGTCTCCTCTTCACTTGCATCGGCTTCTTCCGAGGAAGGGGTAGTGCGGGCTGCAGAAACTCCTGCGACCTTGGCTACAACTTGCTGGATTAGCTCGACACACTTGGAATCAGCGGGATCACATCCCAAACTTTCAGCTATCTCCTTGACTTCTTTCTCATCAAGATTGGCCAAGTCCAAAACCGTGTCTTCTTCCGACTCTTCTGTGTCGGCGACATCAAACTTTGCCTTAAGAGCAGATAGTTCGCTCTTATAAGACTGGAACTCTTCATCTGACATCTCTCGAATCTTAGCGTACTGAGCTTCAGCACTCTCTTCATCAAGGGTTACGCCAGCTTCATCAAGTTCAGCCATGCGGCTTGCTGCAGTCTCTTCTCGTGCAATTGTATCTAGAGCAGCTTGCGCTACTGATGCACGATCGTTTGCTTCCTGTAGGGCAGCTTCGAGTTCTACTAGCTTCTCGTTAGCAGCTACCTCAGCCTCTGTGGGCGTGGAAACATCGAGGTTCGCAAGAGCTTCTTCGTATTCAGCAACCTTTGCATCCTTTGCCTCAAGGGATGCTTTTAGTGCTTCAAACGTCTCTTTAGCCTCGTTAAGGGCCTCTTCTGCCTCAGCACGTGCCTCGGCATCTTCTCTGGAAGAAAGGGCGGCCTCTACGCGAGCTTGAACCGCAGCGTCGAATTCTTCCTCAGTCATGGACTTAAGAATCTGGTTCATAGCTATTCTTCCTCCTTTTGGTTGAAGTTTTTGTCCGATTATTGCCCCCGCAACATCTGACTGTGTGCTCTTTGTGTCACACTTCCTCTCATCTACTCCGTGTCCTTCACTAAAAACGTAGTGAAAACGTTAAAAATTTTAAGTCTTAATTATGTTAGGCGAACCTTTACATCGCCTGCGTTGTGATAAAGACCACCAACGGGTACGCCTGCAAGAGCTGCGTTATTGTCTGTAGTTGCATTAACAAGATTGTCAAAAGCGGCCGCGAGGCCTAGCTTGCCGTCCAATCGGCGGACAACGCCGTCATCCGGCTTGACATATACTGCTTGAAGATCTGGCTTTGCCATTTTATATGTCCTCCTTTTCAGTTTTTCTTGTAAGAATCAGCTGATCTTTAGTTACAAATGAATTACCAAATTTGGATTGGAGCTTGGACACAACAACTACCGTGTCCCGCTCCTCTAAAATTCTGACTGCCTTATTAACTGCGATCTCTCGATCTTCCCCGGCCTCAATCAATTCGTGGCCAGCTCCTATCAGTAAGACAAACCCAGTCACCTTTTCTCTTTCGATGCCGGGATTTTTACCTTGAGCCATCTTGAATGCAGCCACCTTATGCTTAAACCTCTGGACTCCGTCCTCGTCTATAAGGGATGCGGCTTCAATCGGCGAACTAATTATTCGGAAGTTTTTTTTTCAGCAGAAATAAAATCTCGAAGAGTCGCGCGGAGGTCACGAGCTTGAGCAATAATTCTCTCGTTCTGCTCCTTCACGTCTGCGGAGGCGTTCTCGGTTGCCACTGGCTGGACTAGGGTGGTCGTAAATGTATTACCCGGGCCCTGCTCAACATGCTCACGAACGGTCTTGGTTAGAGTATCATCACTCTCATCTCTGACCGTTCTATTTCTAGCATTTCTTAAGCACTCAGGGGCCTTGGCGCTAGCACCGATCACTGGGCAGGCCTCTTCAAATAGGGCACAATAGTGCTCATGGAGTACCTGGCCTTCAGATTGATCGAGAGCATTGTAACGAGTCACTCTCTTCTTGAAACTCACACAGGTGCTGTCCGGCCAAGAAGTCATGCTACCGGGGCCGCCAATACCGTCGCCGCCCCAAGGGCATCCCGCGTTCTCAGAATTCTCAGTAGAGAAAATTCTCTTAATTCCGCCGGTCTCTTCATCAACCTCGATAAAGAAAGTTACGTCAGCGCCGTGCTCGGTCGAAGCGGCCTTTACAGCATTTCGCGGTCCTTCTACTACCTCTTCTGTTTCTGCAACTTCTCTATTTCGCAATTCTTCAATTTGTTGTAGATCAATCACGGTTGTGTTCTTCTCCTTCTTTTCCTTGACGTCTGCTGTTTCTAGGATAATGGAGTGTGGGTTAGCAGGATTCTTTACGATCCCCATCCCACTAAAGGTGATTCCTCTAAGAACGCGAGCTGCGGAATGAACACCCAGCTCTTTGTTGTCTGCGGTAATCTTTACAAAATTACCTACTAGCTCATTGGGATCATATCCTAACATCTGCGCCTCCTGGCGGCTAATGATAGTATCCCCAATCTTAATATCGAAATCCTTGAAATAACATTCCATGCTGACCTTCCAGTCACCATTGGATACTTCATCTGCTAGATCAGGAAAGCGCATCTTGTGAATTACGCCCGCGACAACGATATCGATATCTAGTTCATCTAGGCTTGATCCGGACTCCTCAGCTTCTGCTATGGTTTGGTTAGGATCAAATTGTTCCCCATCCTTGTGCAGGAAAGCACATTCGTAAATGTGGCCTATAACCTTTTCTTCATCGTGCTCGATGTCGATAGCTTTATTTACAACGGTGTTGTGTGCCATAAGCATCTCTGATGGCATAAAGTGGGCACCGTTTTTGTTAGTGCCGGCGGAAACTAGAATGGATCTAATGTACTGAAGATCATTTTGTTTCTCGTCCGGGAATGCCAGCACGGACGCTTTCTCCTGGGCCTGCTGGCTTATGCCCTCATCTATTTGGATGGGAGCATATAGAGTGATTTTGTTTTCATGTTCAACAGTCATTGTTTCCTCCTAGGATAACGCGGGCTCTACGGCTACTTCTGTTTTTGGCTCTTTTTTCTTACCATTTCCGTTGCCATTTTTAATCGTCTCTTGTATTTCCTGAAGGCATTTTTTTGCAGAAGATCGATGCTTCTTTACCTTCTCTTTCTCGGCCAAAATCTCTTCTTCTAATTGGATAAGTTTACTTTCCATCGGGGTTTCTACCTCCTCAGCAATTTGTAATCCCATTATTAGGTCTTCGACCGTAAAAGTGCCCATCAAGACTTCTCCTTAAATACTTCGACAACTAGTTTCAAAGACTTGTCTAAGTCTTCTGCTAACTCTTCATATCGGACACGTTCGTCTTTAATATCCTGTAATCTCTTTTCATATAATTCAAGTAATTTTTCTTGGGCCAGATCAACCTTATCAGACTGCTCCTTAAAAATAATCAGAGTTTCGTCTTGTCTTTTCTCATCTGCCTTAGTGTGCCGCCATAATATAAAGAGCACCACAAATGAGATGACAGCAGACAGTCCGCCAGTTTGAAGAAGATTGTTCAAAAATTCCCACATTAGGCTTCTGCCCTCCTTATTTCTTTAGTCTTGATCTGCATATAGCGATTGCGGTGCTCTTCATGGCTTGGGGATCCATACCACTGCGAGTCTTTCGCAATTGCTGCTTAACGCTCGTAATACAGCGTTCCATCTTGGCGTCTGACTTAAAGGGGGCGGCCGATTCTACTGATGCCTGAGTAAAAGAACTTTCAGGCTCGCAGAGACCGGTCGATTCGTTAAGAACATAGCCCGGCGGGCATTCCAGAGTGCCTATAGGTCCCTCGTCTCTGGGTATACATGATCCAGATTTCGGATCAAACTTTTCCTCGGGGCGGCATAGCGGGTGGTTTGTTTCGGCATCAGTAATGGAATTTCCCTTAGGTTCTCTTGGTTCCTGAAGGAAAGGAGGAATTCTCTCCTTTCGAGGTCTTCCCATTTTAGCCTGAGCGTCTTCTTTTTCTTCTTCTTCTTCTGGATCTTTCTGACGCTCTTTATCCCACCGTCTTAAAGCTGACCAGCGGGACCTATTCGATCCCCGATTCTCTACTCTTTTTTTGCGCGTGCCGCTGTTACGACTTCGCGAGCATGATACAGAAGATGATCAAAAGCGTCTTCTATGGCCTTCTCAGAGAAGCCCTCCACCTTACTCGCCCGTGCTAAAGCGTTTCGTAGTCTTCCAATATCCACAGACTCGGTGTCATACGGATCTTCTACGGCGGGAGTATGATGCATTAAGGCTCTCTTTTCGGCGCTTACAGTCGAAGGAGGAAATGCTGCGTTAGGAAGATCCTTAGCATCTACTCTAGTCTTTGACTGGGTTTCATCCCGCTCAGATAGAATCCTGTCTAGCTCCTGGATGATTCGAGCGGGCGTCAGCTCCTCTAGATCTTCAGCAGTAGAGGTTGGAGACTCAGGGCTCGCACCGCTGGGCCGATTCTTGTCCATAGAATCAATTGGGCGACAGATCTTCAGCTTAGCATCCCAAGCAGTGTCGGGAGGACAATCACTAGGAAGGTTTACCTGCCCTGCTGGGGGCGGAACTAGTCCTTCTCTGTTGTCTGCCTTTGCCGTTCGGCTCTTCACGCACTTCTCTTCCTCAGTATCGTAGGTCTCGGTAGCAGTATCACAACCGTGGTCGTCTTTCTCCTTACCAGGGCCTACTGGAGTAGTCTGGGCATCTTCGTCTTCCTCAGACTTGCTCTTCTTACCAAAGGGATTGCCCTTCTTACCCTTCTTGTCCTTCTTCTTCTTCTTATCGTCATCGCCATCTTTGCCCTTCTTCTTATCTAGCATCTTTTGAATGAAGGGCGGAAGTCCGGCTTCTTCTTCCTCAGACTTGGTCTTCTTGCTGCTGTCTAGAGGAATGCACTCGTTTCGATCCTTATTCCAAATCGTGTCCTTAGGACAATCAATAGGAAGTCGGACAGGGCGTCCAGCGGGCTGCGGGGCGAGATCTCTCTCGGCCTTCTCTGTAGTAGTTCCTTCCTTCTGAGAAGGATCAAGGGGCAGACACTTTCGCTGACCATAATCAAAGAACTGACCGGCGGGGCACTGATGCCCAACAGTATCTCGTCGTCCCTCAGGCTGCTTTGCGATGATTTCAGAATGATTGGCTTTTATCTTCTCTACAAAACCTTGAGTATGACCACAGCGCTTCTGCGCGGAGTCCCAAACCATGCCCGGAGGGCAAGGTCCTTGATGATTAGATTCTTCCGGAGCGGAATATCTTTCTTCAATGGTCTCCTTAACTTCAGCAGCCTGTGCTCTTCGTAGGTCCACAACTACCTGAGCAAATTCCGCCTCTGTAGTAGCCTTCGCAAAATTCTGTATCTCAATAGAGCATGCCTTAGCACGTGCTACAATCTTTCTACGTAGGGTCGCCTTCTCTGAAGAAGTAAGTCCCTTTGCCTGATTAAAACGCGCCATAGCATTTCTAACCCTATTACAAGTATCGAGAGGAAACTTTCTCTTACCAGGAACTCCAAAGGCGCTGTCTGGAAGAGCATTTCTTTCCTCACCCTTAATAGGCGCTGCCTCTTCTGTCTCCTCTTCCTCTAGGGAAGCCACCATCCTCGTAAATTCTTTCTTAAATACCTGAGTAAACCAATCAGGGGTGGCTGTAATTGTGGGAAGATTCATATAGGCATCTGCAATATTGTATCTAGAAGCGGCAATCGTTAGATTGTGTAGAAGAGTCGTCTGCTCGGCGGGGGTAAGATCTCCCTTTAGCTGGTCATACGTACTCATTACCTGCTCTGCCTGCTCCTTGGTATCAAGAGGGAACAACTTCTTCGAAGGGAGCCCAAATTCTACGCCCTCAATTGTGGATAGCGAAGCAAATTTATTACCATCTCCCTCTTCTGCCCTAACAGGGGCGTCGCACTCTTCACCTTCACCGTACTCATAAACTTCCTGAGGTAGGGCGTGTCCAAAGTGTTGAGAGGTATACTTGCCAGCCTTGTGATCTTTAACCACATAGCCAGCTACCTCGTGAGAGTGTGCTTCCTCCCCATATCCCGAGATGGAAGTATTACCATTTCCTTCCTTATCAAGGGTTGCTAGGTGAGTATGACTGTCGAGCGGGTCGGGAGTAGTCATTGCTACCTTCCCATGAAGGTGGCGTCCTAACTCCTGCTTTTCCTCGTCAGTAAGTGCAGCGGCGTGCTCAGACGCCATTTGGGTATCCTTGTTTAGAGGAATACACTTTCTCAAAACAAAGTCAAACATCATGTTCGGGGGGCAGTCGTGATTAACGGTGTCACGCCTTCCCTCTGGCTGCATTTGAACGATTTCTGGATGGCCGCCTGATCCAGGGGCCGCTGCGTCTTCTTCATCTTCCTCAAGAGCGGCGTCGGAAAGATTCTCCACCTCAGCCTCTTCTTGGGACACACAGCGTCTCTGCATAAAAGAAAAAACCGTGCCTTCGGCACAGCTTTCGGGTTGGTCCATCTCTTCTGCATCAACTGCAATCTCTGTATTGGCGGATGCCAGTTGCTGATCATTGTCTTCACGAACGACTTCGCCTCTCCATTCGGGGCCCTGCTCGTCGTTTAGACTCCTGGTATACGCCGTATGATCTTGTCCGCCTATTGGCAGGCAGCGACCACTCGCGGGATCACGTCGGTGTCCTTCAGGGCAATCCTCACCGACTGTGATAGCAAACTCCCGTAGTTCTTTAATAAAGGAAGCAGCTTCAGTCAAGCTTTCTAGCTTTTCATTATCCTTAGTCATGGTTTTCTAACCTCCTCCTTTTGGATTCCTATTTCTAGGCTTCTTGCGTGGACTATTTTTCGGTGCGGCCTTCTTAGGGGTCTTAGCCGGAGCCCCCCGAGGCCTTCCTTCGCTCGGGGTCCCCTTCGGGGTCCTTTGCGTTTTCTGAACATTTTCTTGAACCATCTTTTCGATGTTCTTCTGGAATTCGTTAAGGTCGTCCTTAGTAACCGTGGTGTCCTTACCACTTGGTGTAGTATCTTGCTCCACTGGCGGCGTTGCCGACGGCAGGGCCTTTGGATTATAGGGCGAGCCAATAATACCAAGAATTCCGGCCTGGACCAATGCAGCCTCCTGCTTCATGTTGGCCAGTTCGGTATTGAAGTCCATGCCAAGCTTCTCGATACCAGACTCGTAAGAAATAATTCGACGGTCTATCATGCCCTGAATGACGCTCATCATCATGATCTCGTCCTTGAGGGCGTTCTCGTCGAAGCGTACTATTGGGTATCTATCAAAGCCCATGGCAAGGGCTACTTCTTCGTATTCATTATTAATCCAACGCCGGACACATCGTCGGGCGTAATTAACTTCCTCTGAGAAAGCCTTGGCAGCTAACTCAACGGACTTGGCGTTGCCTTGCAGGGTCCCATCTAATAGGGCCCGGGTAACTCCATAGGCCTGACTTAGATCGTCATTTACCTGCATAAATTTTTCTTGCCCTAGAACTTGGCTTATCTCTGGGAAAGTAACCTTCTCAATGTCTAGGGTGTGATTCCAAACAATATCGAAACTCTTACTGGGAGTATCAAATAGAGCAGCCACCGTTTCCAATTCCGATTGGCTGGTGACGGGGTGAGTATCGTTACCGATAGTAATCTTAAGGATGTAATTAGTGATTCCGTCTAAAGTAGAATAGTCTGCCTTCTGCAAACTATCCTTATACTTCAAGGAGTCCATAGCCCTAGTAAGTCTAGGAAGCGGGTATCTCTCATAGTCCTGCTTCCGATAATCACACTTACCAACTAATTCTCTTGGAAGCTTAACAGGCTTATTCTTCTGAATCTGATCCTTGAGTTCCTTAGGAAGCTTAGAAATAAAAGAGCGCTGCTCCGCAGAGGCCTTGGCGATGTTTTTCATCATCTCCCGGACTTCACTAAATGCTTCTGGCTTAAGAAGGGTCTCTGTTTGGTCAAACATCAGAGGCCCGTCAATAATAACCATGCTGGGATTAAGAATAGTATAATTTATAGGCACGAATGACTTAGACCAAATCTTCTTGGCTGCCGCAAATTCTTTATCTGCCATAATCTTTTGCATTTCTGCAGTGGTCTTAAAGGCACTGGCGGCATTTTTTTGATTTGTAATCTCCGTAAAATTCCCGGGCTTTAATCTCGGATCAAACTTACCTACCGTTTTAAAGGTTCTTACCATTCCTACTCTAAAGAAATCAAAAAATATTTTTTCCACAGTTTCCTGAAAACCAATGTCATCGTTCCAGGTATCGTAGAATAACTTAATATCTGGGTCGTCTACGTCGTTCTTAAACCCCTTAGAAGCAAAGTTAGTTAGGGTATCTATAACAGTGCCATACTGGCCGGCGGTCTTATACAGGTCTATTGCGTTCTGATAGACGCGCTGGGGTTGGATCTTGAGAACGCCTGGGCGCAGCTCGTCTAGGAGGTCTAAGTCTACTCTCCGTGTAAAGTCCCGAGTAATTACGCGACCGCCCTCGTGGTACCTAAGCGGACTGGGCTGACCATTCTTGCCTGACAAAAAAGCAAGTTCTTTTGCCTCGGGACCTTTGCGGACATCAATTTCTAATTCGTGAACTCCCTCTCTTACTTCTTCGTGAGATAGAACTTCAGAATTTTTCAGGCCCTTGTTTAATTCGTCCTTTACTTTATCGACCATTCATCTATCTCCTATCTCTTTGGTTTCGTCTTGGGAGTTAAAACCGCCGCTGGGCTTGTCAGAACCTTTCTTGTCCGCCCGGTGATGCGGTCCATCATTTTTCTCTTATACTCATCTGGGTCCCGAGCCATGTCTAACTTATCTCTCATAACTTCGGGAATATGGCCTTCCATGTCCGAGATGCGCTGAAGCCCGCCGGGAAGTCCGGGGGCTGTCGGGCGCGAACTGGGGGTTATTACTCCGGCGTGGTGGATTTCGCTGTCCGGAATACCCTCTGCCCAGAGAAAATCATATATTCCTCGGGCAGCCAACATGAATGCGGTATACAAGTCCTTCTTTTGTACTCCGTGTCCTGATCCCTTAGGAACGTCAAAGTGAATCTTACCAGTAGGGGTCTCACTAATAATAATAGTTTGCATCTGCTGAAGCATCCTAGTAATAGTTGCCCAGGACTCTTCCTCAGCAGGGCGCGGGACGTCTGTTTTGGGCGGAACCGGGAAAAGAATTTCTCGCCGCTCTAACAGTCGCAGAGCTGCAAAGTTGGAATCAGAGATAAACTCAGTTCCAAAATTGCACATGGTCAGAAC